CGCACACCCAAGGTTTAGATGCAATGTATCTTTTATACTTAGTTAGAATATCAATACTTGAATCATGCTTAAACTGATCAGGGCCTGCAAAAGCAAACGGTGTTGCTTCCTTGTGACATAATAATGTCTTACCAGTTCTTTCCTCAAATACTTTTTCTGCTGCATTCATTGCAGTTTGACATGAATGCACTTTTCCATATCTTTGAGTATACTCTTCAAGAAGTGCCATACCATGTTGAATTAACCAAGCAGTATTAGCAAAACTTTCAGCAGCCCATATTGTACATGGATGTCCACGGAAAGCACCCTTCTCAGTATTGTAAGGTGTGCCATCTTTCTTAGGGAGTAATTCATTACCCCAATTGTAATACCACTTAGAATAAACAACTGCCAACATTTGACATGTTTCCAATGGCATCTTGACCACATGTTTATCAGGCAATACTTGTGCTGATATTTCAGGGTCTTTGTTAGTTACAAAGATGTTCATAATAAAAATAAGATAACCCTAGTATAACATAGGATTATCTTTTTGCCAATAAAAAAGGGAGAAATAATTCTCCCTAATAAAACCTTTAATTGAAGAGCGATAAATTCTGTTACAAAGGTTGTCGGAACTTCATTTCGATGTATGCTTTTATAGTTTCCATCGAGAATGATTCACCACCTTTTGGTTTGTCGAGGTTAGGATTAGCAAGCCTGTAAATCTTGTTGATAAAAGGTTTTCTACCATACTTTATGTTAAAGAATGGTTCATCAGTTTTCCCATCATCCATCAACTTTCGATTGATGCGGTGGGCAACCATAACCAATTGTTGCCAAGGTTTCTTATCAATGCTAGATGATCCAAGGAAATCGACTTGTTTCCTGTTAGCGAAAAATGCTCTGATAAACTCATGTAAATCAAAGTCAATATCGTTATCCTCTAATAGAGGTCTTAGCCACATCTCAAAGTTTAAGAGACCTCTGACTAGATATGAATTAAGTTCTTTTTTAGGAACCTCCTTATCCCAGTCAATTGAGTTGGCTAGTTCTTGTACAATTTGCTGTAAAGTAACTGTCAAATCATTTGCATTTGCCATTTTGACAAGTTTAGTGATTTGTGCAACTTTAGTGCAG